AGCATTGGCACGATAAGGTTCAATGCTAGGACTAGTATTGCCCATGAGAATGGAAGAAGAAGCATTGGGAGCAATAGCCATAAGATGACTAAAGCGATTCCCAGTACCCACTGCATCAGGAGCCTCACCACGCTCCAATCCCAACTGTTTGTTAGCTTCATCAAGAGTTTCCCTTACATACTTGAAGATTGTTTTATTCAATCCTACTGCCATGGAAGATTCCCATGGGATGTTCTTTTTCTGTAGCAAAGCATGCCAACCAAGAGCACCTATACCAATAGAACGCTCCATAGAAGCCGAGAACCTAGCACGAGAAATAGCATCAGGAGCATTATCAATAAAATATTGTAGAACATTGTCCAACATTTCCGCAACATCACGGAGAAATAGCGGTTCGTTTTTCCACTCATCATAATACTCCAAGTTCAGTGATGACAAGCAGCATACTGCAGTACGTTTTTCATTTGTTGGCAGAATAATCTCTGAGCACAAGTTTGATTGATTAACTTTCAATCCCTTGTCCTTGAGCCACTGTGGTAGTTTACGATTAGATTCATCAATAAAATGTAAGTATGGCTCACCAGTAGTCATACGCATTTCTAGAATCTTTTGCCACAGTTCTTTGGCAGAAACAACTTCACGAATATCATGTGATGCTGGATCAATTAGTTCCCATGAATCATCTGCTTCAGGATCAACCATGCATCGCTCGATAATTTCCATAAATGCATCAGGGATATTAATACCATGGTGCATGTTCAATGTTCGTAGATTTTGATCGCCTGTTGGTTTTCTCATCTCAAGAAAGGGAATAATATCTGGATGGGAAATATCGAGATAAGCAGCATAGCTCCCACGACGAGTGCGACCTTGACGATACGCCAAAGAAGAGGCATCGTAAATTTTGAGGTGCGGCATAACTCCAGTAGATTTATCATCCGACGAACGAATACCAAAGCCAATCCCCACACCGCCACCAAGCATACTAAGCCAATTAGTTTCACTAAGATTATCAACTAGTCCCTCCGCTGTATCTTCAATATAATTTAAAAAGCAACTGATAGGCAAACCCCTTTTGCTGCGCCCAAAGGATAAAATTGGTGTTGAATATGACAACCAATGCTTGGACGAATAGTCGTACAGCCGTTGAGCATGGCCAGGATTACTACCAAACTTAGACGAGACATATGCGAATCTTTCTTGTGGAGAAGTTTCTTCTTCCCTCATGTAACTTTCTTTTAGTCTTATTTTACCCAATTCATCAAACAACTCATCTCGAGAATAATCTACCTTTATGCCATGCACAATATTTTGCATATACAACTCCATTATTGTTCTGTTTTTAATAATTCTTTATGAATTCTATCAATTTCAAAATCATATTTTCTGCTATTATTTTGTTCGATCAAATTAGCATACTCCATGAAAAGAAGATCTCTTCTAAAAGAAGGATCATAATTGTTTTTATTTGTAACTAATATTTCTAATCTATTATGTAATTGACAAAATTCATAAACTAGTGACTCAGCATATTCACCAATCAATTCTTTGATTTTTTCTCTGCTAATGTTCTCACTACCTTCATAATTATAAAACTCTGTTCCGTATATAGAATGATACATTCCAGCAGCACATACATCTTTACTTTGTTCGAAGTTTTCCAACACTAAACCAACTCGATATAAATGCTCAAAAAATGTTTTTCCAGAGTGTTTCATATCAATAGTATTTTTGAAAATATAGTCTGCTTCTTTACTAAGACAAGAAACATCAATTGTTTTGAACACTAGAACACTTCTCAATTCTGGACAGATTCTACTTAGTGGTCTTGCTGAATGAAATTTATTAGAATCAAACACTAAAACCCTATTAGATTTTGGCAAAACAGAGTATTCAATATCATTATCACTATTAATGATAGAAGTTTCTCCACCCCAATCTTTATCCCACGTATCATTTAAATATACGATAATAGTTTCTGTTAAAACATTTGGACCATACTTATCAATAATCCATTTATCATCGATATGATAAAATGCATCTGTACCAAATGTGTATCCATTAACGTACGCACGCAGTAAACATCTCTTGCCGATTTTAGACTGAATTACTGACCATAGCTGTTCGATCTCTTTATGAGCACCGAGAAATGGCATAACGCTATGATCGTAATAGTGATGTTTACTATTTTCTAATATCTTTTTATTCCAATGTCCAAAGTCATATGACTTATCGACATTAGATTTCCATCCAAATTGTAAACCAGTATTGATATATCTTTCTCTAATTATTCGAATCAAATCTTGACATTCATTTACATCAAATAAAATTGTTTTCATAATTATCCTGCAACAAAATCATTCGCCATAGGGAATACCTCGGCGATAACTCTAGCGCACTCACGTGCAACTGCCATGTGTTCTTTCTGTGTGCCGTGTCCACTACGCAGTTCAATAAAATGAATCCATGAACGCAGTGTGCCATTCATATACATACGTGACGTAGTTAAACCTTCTGGTAAAACTGCACGTGCTTGTTCTTTAGCAATTCCATTGCTGACTGCCCACTCATACGTTTCTTTTGCCATTCTAATAATGGCTTGTTGCTTTGCGTTCCAAAGATTATTTAAATCTCTGTTGTCTTGAATGGTTAAATCCAACTCAACTGAGTTTTGTCTATTTTTGGTATCTTGCAGGCGTGTTTCTCTTACTTCAAAACTCAAATCCTTTGTTGGATCTGCGTAACGTTGGGAGAATTCTTGGAATGAAAAAGAACGATGACGTAATATCTGTCTTGCGATATCACGTGTTGTTTCAATTTCTAGACAAGCACTAACCATCTCAAGTGGTGACCAGTGTTTGTTTCGAATCAAATAACGAATTAACTTGTCTGCTGTATCTGTATTAAACTGGTTACTTGGATTACTAACTCGGGCACAAAAAGCGATTAGCTCCTGTGCATCTGTAAGTCCCTCATCATACATCTCACGAGATGGTTTGCTATAACTAATAAGTTTCACGTTCACTTTTTTCTCCATGTGCTAAAATTCAATTTTGCTTGTATACCAGTATGGGTGTTTGTATTTATTAGTTCTACGATTTCATCTGGTGTCATTCCGCCATGTAAAACCATTTCATTAATATCTTTCTGTTGTATGGTAGAGGGCATCATACAAACAGAATAACCCAAATCAATATACTTTTCTAGTTGTTTAATAATATCTTTATTTCTAGGTTCATTATCCATAACAATAGTGGCATTAGCAAGCAACTTCCGAATAGTCGGTGTGTCAAAGCTAGAACCAGATACTGCTATGGCATTTGGTAAGAATAAACTATCAATTGGTCCTTCTACTACATAAATTCTTTTGCCATAATCAACTCGATCAAGACCATAAATCTTTTCTTCTGTGACATCCACCTTGATGGTATAATACTTAGGCTCTTCTCGACCATAAGCTCTGGCTTGAAAAGCAAAACACTTACCAGCTGTAGTAAAATAAGGAATAATCATCCTTGGATGTTCATCTACAATCGGCTCTTGAAACTTTGGTGAAACACTATTCGTGAATGCCTTAAACTTAGGTGCAAAATACAAAAGATACCATTTGTCACGTGGTATCTTTCTGCTTTCCAGATATTTAATTGCTGGATGTGTTGGGTTGCTTATTGAAAGTTTATCAAGTCTCTGTAGCCCAGATAGAAAATCATCCTCTAATAATTCTTCTTTTGGTTCGAGTAGTAATGATGCGATATCTTTGTGAGAGTTATACTTACTGGCACCACCTTTGTATCTTTCCATAACATATTGATCATATAAATTTGAGTCAACGTGTTTGATTAAATTACCAATGTTGCTACCATATCCACAGTTGTGACACTTCACAAACAAGTCTTGCTTAGCACGGTAGATATACCCACGTGCCTTTAACTTATTTTTAGATGAATCACCACACACTGGACATGAATAGTTCCAGAGATATTCATCTTTTTGTTTGAAATTTCGCAACCTACTGCCCAGTATTTGGGCATACTTTGCATCAATGTATAACATAATAACTCCAATGATAGAGTTCTATTTTACTCTATCTTACATTACAAAGCAAGTTTTATTTGATTCCAAAAATTTTTGAAAATAATTCTAAGTGTCCAACAATGTAACCAAAAACAATTGCACCACCAACAATCATCCAACGCCATCTTTCTAAAATATCAACACGTTTTGTAACTTCTTTAATATCAGTATCTAATGTTTCTGCAACTTTTTGAATGTCTGCTTGAACCGCTCTTTGGATTGATTCGTGTTGCGCTGTTGCAGCCATAGTACTGGCTTGCATCTTGTGCTCAATACGTGTTTGAAAGTCATCAATCTTTTCTACGATCTCTCTTGTCTGCGTAGTGATTCGTGAATGTAACTCTTTAATGTCTTCACGAACTTCTTTAACGTCCTCTTGGATTGATTCTACCTTGGTTTCCAATTTAGCGATTCTTTCTTGATCCATTTTACTTCACACTATTGAAAATTTGTTTCTGAGATTTATACCACTCAATCCAAGTATCAGCTTTAATACGACATTCGTGATACTGTGCATAATTATCAGTAACAACTTTTAAAACTTCTGAAAGTTTTTCTGTTGGTTCTACAAGTTTTAATTGCGGACACGCTTCCATCAATTCAAGTGGCGCATCAGGAAAGTTTCTTTTAACAGGAGCGGTACCAAAAAAGCATCCGCTCAATAGAACTGCAAAGGGAATAAGAAACAATATTCTCATTTCTGTAATCCCTTTGCAGAATTATTTAGTATGTCGATTGTGTCCGCTGTGATTTTACACTGGGCATCAATAGTAACTTCAACTTGTTTTATCTTTTCTTGTATTACAACTTGTTGTTCTTTAACAACTTTAACTCTGTCTTTATAGACAGTTACGATTTTTTCATTAGTTACTTTTGATTGTGCTTCTGCTGCAGCAACTTTTTCTTCTAAGTCTCTTACCTTTGCTCGCCATTCCATCTCAACACCGATGCCACCTTTGTAGTAAACACCAACAACAAGCAACAATACACTAACAACTTGTAATATTGTTCTATAAGGTATAAACCAAGGTATGTATCTTATGACTAGCTTAAATAAGGTTGATGCAAGTGTACCAACCACCCCTGCTATTAGGATGGAATTCACAACTAGTGTAAGGAATGCGTCAGGTATAAAGTTAAGTAGAAACATTTACAGGTTTTCTCCTCGCCAGAACCTGATATTTCTTAATATCTTTCTTTTGAATTTTAGGTTCACTTACTGCTGCACCAGCAGTAGAGTTAACAGGTGCATCTTCAGACAGAAATTTCTTAACAAGAATCTCTTCCTCAACAAGCGACACTCTATTATCCAACATTTCAATTAAGCTGTCAAATTTTTCTTCCATACCTGATATAGAACGACTACCAGAAGCATACTGCTCTTTAACTAACCACAATGCAGCCACTAAAGATTTTAATTTATTCTCACCACCAATTTTATTAACAATCTTTTTCATGTTAAAAGACAAGCGATGTAAATACGTGTAAGCATCCTTCTCCTCAGAAGTTTTAAGAGTACTAGATTTTTTTAGATTTTTACCATTCTTATCGATGATACCTAATTTAAATGCTTTCGTGTCTTCAAAGTTAGTCACAAGCATCGTTAGAATTCGATAAGCAATGAGGTTGTCAATAATACGACTCATATCTTCCTTAAGGTAGAAATAATATTTTCGTCAAGAATAACATTTGATGTTACTATATTATACTCTGGTATTTCTTCTGGCATTCTATTAAGATAGACCAAGAAAGTCACTAAAGCACCCCAACAATGTTCTTCTATTTTATGAAAAAGCATTTTAGTTGTTGAATCACCAAAGATGTTATACAAAACAATAATGTGATTAAGAATCAAACGTTCTCTCAACTCACCATTATTTTTATATCTTGAGAGTAACTTTTTAAGATAAAGAAACTTTTTTAAATCCTCTTCAAACTCTGCTAAACTATGGCACTGCGGATTATCGTAGTGGTGCATAGCATAGACTAAAAAGTTATTCTCATTTAATTTTTCACTAACCATACTTTCTCACAAAATGGGAGGATAAACTCCTCCCTTCATTATGTATTTATTATGCTATAGTTAATGTTACTGCGTTAGAAGTAACAGATGTTGCTCCTGGCGCATCAACGATAACACGGAACTGGTTAGTTGTAACATACCATGATTCAGTAGAAACAACAGTTAACGATGCAGAAGTTGCACCATTAATGTCTATAAATGTTGCGCCAGCATCAGGAGAGTAAGACCACTGATATGTTGGTGTTGCACCACGTGTCGCAGTTGCCGCAACAGTAAATGTAGCAGATGCTGGGCTAGTTACGCTTGCTGCTAATGGCTGTGTGCCAATAGTGACAACTGGATCTGGATCAATAGTGTCATTGTCACCACCCATAGATCCAGCAGCAACCAGTACTTCTGCTTTGTGGCGAGTTGCACCTTGTGCATCAGTATATGTTGTATATTTAACCCATCCTGGTGTGTTAATACCCTTTGCTTTGTTTGCTGTAACAGCAGCTTCTGTAGCATCGATACCGAATGTTACTGCTTTTTCAGCGCTAGAAAGATTCTTTGGCTTTCCAGCAGCTGAATCAGTCATTGTCCATAGTCCCATTTTATTCTCCTTATTTGTATAATTTTGATGTGCCAGTAATTTTACGAGCACCTGATTTTGCCCCAGCAGGACGACCACGACCACGTTTTACATTTTGTGGTTGTTTTGGTTTTTTATCATCAGCATCGTCAGCACCTTCTGGGTCAACATAGCTTCCACCGTAAGTACCTTTGTGCTTATAAACACCATCTTTAGATTCATACTCAAGCATCAACATAAAATCTCTATATGAAACACCAGTCTGTTCTTTTACATTAGTTGGATGTCCATTGATAGGTTTCTTAGTTGCTTTGTATGCTTTGTGCTCTGGAGTGCCTTTGATATACTTGCGATCTAGAGTCGGAGCAACAGGTGCTTGTTCACCAAATTGTTTCCTAAACTTTTCTTCATCCTTGACTGCTTGTGCGTGATGTTGAGAAATAGCAAACTTTAGATCTTTACCTTCACGATTCTTAGCGCTCACTGGACCAGCGTGCACGTCAGTATGTTTTACATTAGTACCAAAAATGTGATTTGCAGTTGAAAGGTTAGCGTGAGTGTGAAGTTCCCACTTGCCATCGTACTTGTCGTGAACAGTAACTAGTGGATCTTCGTGAGTAGTTTTCATACCTTCAGTAATCTGTTCCACTTCTTCATTACTCATCTGACGAATAGCACGACCAATTGCTTTATTGTGCGCTTGAGCAGTTTTGTGTTGTGGTTCTGCATCTGGGACATAATTACCTTGCGCTTTAAAGCGAGCACCACGAGAAGCATCCATCATTTTACGCTTAGTAGCATTTTCTTTGTTGCGTTCTTCTAATTCTTCTACTTCTTCTCTGCGAAGTTTCTTTTCATTTTCTTTTTGCTTCACTAACTTCTTAGCATTGTTAGCGCCTTGCTGAAGTTTGTGTCCAAGATATGCTCCAGCAACTGCACCTAGTGGACCACCAGCCATACCGCCCATGATACCACCAGCAACTGCACCAGTAACACCTTCTTCAACATTCTCAGTTTCTTCTTTTGTTACTTTTTTCATTCCACGTTTTGCTAGATGTTTAGCAATAGACATTGGTGTATGTTTTGCACCAGATTTATCTGTCACAGTACCACTTGTTTTCTTATATGGTCCATCAAATGGAACATCATCAGATTTTTCTTTATTAGGATATTTAACTTCAGCTTGTTCTTTTTTCATAGTTCCATCTGCGTTCTTGTGACTTTTTGCACCTTTGTTCTTAAGATACCATGCCAATGCATAAGGATTATCAATCTCTTTGTGCTTCTTCATTGCTTTAACAGTACCTTCAAATCCTGGTGGAGCAACTTCTTGAATAGATGCCTTTTTGTCTTCTTCACCGTGTTTGAATACGATCTCTTTATGAGACTTGCGACCAGATGGACTAACTTTATAATCAGAACGTGACATACGTTCTTCTTGGTCTGCTTCTTCCTTATTGAAAGTGTGTGTCGCACCAACATTTTTACGGTATTGGAAACGATCAGACACTTTATTTTCAGCGCCTTTATCTGGACCATATCCATGCATACGACTTACAGCACCTATGATGCCTTTGGCAACTTTAGCATCACGATTACTTGTTTCAGGCGCATTCATGTTAGGCTTATGTTGTGGCTCTCTTTTATTCAAATAACTGGTTGCAAGACCTGAAGAAATTTCATCAATCTGCTCAACTTCTTCTTTAAGGTCAGAATGTTTAACTTTAGTGGTACCACCATTATTAGCACCCTGAAAGTGAACATCGTCACCCATACGCTTGGCAGTCCAGTGACGACCAGTTTCATCTTTGAAATTATGTTCTTGATTGTCTTTTAATTTTGAGATCGCTTGGTGGTGCTCTGGGTGTAGCGGAATAGAAAAGTCTGCACCATGGTGTACTGTCTTCATAGTACCCCAAGAATACTTTTGTGTCTTAACAGTAGCTTCAGTAAGATCTTCTTTTAATCTACTGTCGGCTGCCAAATGAGTGTCCATTGCTTTTCTAGCATATGCTGGGTCTTTGTCAGCTTTCTTAGAAAGCAATCTCTCTACTGCTCTTTTGTTGACCTTCTGTAGAAGTTTTTGACCTTTAGCAGTATCACCGTATTCTAGGATCTGTTCTGCTTCTTCTTTAACTGGTTTGCGCCACTCTTTGTTACCATGATGGCGATCTAAATGCTTAGCTAGGTACTCTTTATCACTGGCAGAAGTGCTCTTGTGATAGTATGCCTTTTTAACTGTGGCAGCATCGTACATTTTTGGGTTGCTGGCAACTTCAGATGGATCTAAACCTTCTTCAAGTTGTTCAGCTTCTTCTTTACGTAGAAGTTTAAAGTCGTGGGCATCGATCTTACCGTTTTTATTCTTGTCGATCTTATGCTGTTTACCTTTTAATGCCTCTGCAATTTCTTTATAAGATTTCATTTTATTCGCCCTTCATGAAGGATCTTAACATCCATCCGTGTTTTTTGTGAGTATCTATTCTACCAGCCGCAAAATCTGCCAACCCTTGTTCATTTGCATCTGAAGCAGACTTGAATAATTTATTTAGGGATTCCAAGACTTCGTTATTTGCAGAAAGTAGATTACCTAACATTCCAGCGCAAGTGTCTGGTATTGATGTATCTTCTTCAATTGTTTTCATTCTGTACAAGTCACTCATACTAAATGGTGCATAATCTTGACATGCTCTGATCTCTTCAGCAATACCATCAATTGCTATATGTAGTTCTTGATATAAATTTCCAAAGAAATCATGATACTGGGCAAAATCTGAACCCTCGACATTCCAATGATACGAGTGCGCTTTAAAATACATAACAAACGTATTTCCCAGAACAACTTTTAATGCTGCAATATATTCCATTTTAACTTCCTACCACAGATTCGTTATCATATGAACCAAATACAGCAGTTTCAACTTTTGGTAGCCATCCTATCTTGCGCAGCTTTAGTATGCAATGTCCTGGTCCATCAAATGTTAATCTGAGATCTCTGTCAGCATAAATTCTATCAGCAAATCCGTGATGATCAAACTCATATTGTCCTGCATTTATTAAATAATAGTGGCTGTGTACAGTTGCACCAACTATTCTAGTTACGTCTAACTGTTTATCTTTTTTCAATCCCCACCATATACCTGTAATGAATACATGAGATCCTGTATAATGTGCAAAGTGTCCATCAGTTTCTGGCGAGTCATTAGCACCAGTAACATAAGTTTGTTTTGATGTGGTCAACCATGTTTGTAAACTGATATCGATAGACTCTCCAGCAGATTCAACTGTATAAACTTTAATAACTGCTTCAGTCTCTGAGTTTTTTAATACATGTATCTTAGACATTTAGCAGTTCCATTTTCTTAGTGCCAACGCTTTACGAGTTGGTTCACCATTTGGTTTTTTCATTGGACCTTCCATACCACCCATACGAGCACAGAAAGACTTACGACGTTTTGCTGCTTTACTATCAGGGTTTAACTTTGATGGTGGAGTAGTCACTGGTGCTTTTAGATTAGCACCTTTAGCGTTATAAGCATCACGACCCTTTTGTGTCAATCCACCTGTAGAAGACTTATGCCCTTTTGCATCAACTGCATATTCAAACAACTTTTCATCTTCAACACCATCAAACTTTTCCCAAATACTTTCTGGATCAATATTATATTCATGTGCCATATCCATAACCATCTCTTCGATTAAATCGAACTGCTGGTCAGCAGACAGTTGTTCATTTTGTGATGCTTTAAAAGCTGCGTCTGTTGGAGCACCTTTGCTTCCAGGTTTACGCATACGTTCACCAGAACCAGCTTTGATTCTTTTGCGCTTGGCGTGGATATTGTCCCACAACCCACGCTCACCTTCCTCTAGATATTTTTTAAATGTTAGCATATTAAGTCCCATAAGTGTCGTCTATAGCACCAGAACGGAAACCAGTTTTAGCTGGCACATGGTGTGGTGCTGATGGTGGATTCTTCTTGCGTTCTTGTGCACGCTTCTTTATAAGTTCAGCTGTTTCTTTTTTCTTTTGGTCAGAAGTTACAATACGTGCATTCTTATAACCTTTTTCATGAGCCATCTTTAGAAAGTCATCTGCCAAACCCTCTTTAACACAAGAATCTTCAGCACATGGTGCTGTTCCAGGTTTACGTTTGTAACCTTTCCAGCAGTTACACGCTTCATTTAACCACTGTTTAAAAAGCAACATTTTGAGATCCTTGTGTGTATTTTGAATGTGATAATCTAGCCTTTTCCATCTTGCGAACACGTGGTGCCAATCTCATAGCAATTCTGCCGATAGCTGCTTTACGTGTTTCGATCATTCTTTCGATACGTTCTTTTTCGCCAACAGAAAGTTTTGATGGATCTCTACCACGTAGCAATCTTTTCTTCATTAACTTAACAGCTAAACGACGTGAACGTTTGTTAATAGTTTTTGTATCTGAATAACGTTTAATTGCAATCTGTGCTGCACGTTCACGTTTGGCTTTCGTGCGACGAATTCTGCTAACTGCTTTCATACGTTCTGCACGAGAAAGAACTTCTAATAATGCAGACTCTTGTATTTTCTTTTCTTCTTCTTCGTCTGGTTCTAGTTCTTCGCCAGTTTCAGAATCAACTATACCCAACTCATTTTCATCATATGTATCGATATAGTCATCATCTGATAACTGATCTGCATACATTTCAATTTCGTCATCACTCATTTCTGGAATATCGTAATCTTCTTTTTCTACTTCTTCTTTGGTTAAGTTTTCTTTTTCTTTTTTGTGCTGATCTGCTAATGCTTGTTTTTCTTTACCTTGCTGCAACATTAGACGAGCACGTTCTTCTGATGCTTTACGCTTCTCGCCTTCTTTACGTAGGGCATCAGCTAGCTTTAAGCTAGCAGAAACTGCCTCTGTCATACCGCTCATTTTATCAATAAATGACTTGGCTAATTTTTTCTGTTTGGTTGTATGTTCTGGGCTAGTTTGAATATGCTGGGCTGTGTTCTCATGACCAGCCTCATCGCCATATGATGTCATATCTAAGTGTGGTGGTTTCTTTTGTTCACCAAGATGATATTTAACTTTGCGACGACGTAGGTTATCTTGTTTACCTGGGGCAACTAAAGTATGACCAACTTCTGAATGATCTTTTTGTTTTGTATTGTGGTCATGATCATGATCTGATTCTGTATCTTTTTTATTGTCATTATCAGATTCTTGATGCTCACACATTTTATTTAATTTTTTATAGTCATTAAAACGAAGAACATCTTTAGCAATATTATATTTACTAGATTTATTAACCTTGTCTTCTTTTAATTTTGTTGGCTTTAATGTAGCATCATAGTTAATTCCTACATTTGTAGCAAGAGCCAACATCTTGTCTAAGATAGACAACGCTTCAGGATTTAATGCCTTTGTACGAACTTTACGTAGTGCCTGATTGACTAGATTCTCTGCATTAGATGATGCTTCGGCATTATCAATACCAAGCATAGTTGCTATCATTCTAGCTACTTTAATCTTGTCATTGACCTTTAACGTCTTGTCTGTTAATTCTTCGTTCATATTTTCTTTTTCTTCTGTAGGAATAACATCATGAATCCACTTAGATGTCAATTGGTTATTTGAATGCTCTTTTAGTAAAAGATGATTTGAACCACGTTTTATAATAGTAAATCTTTCGCCGTTGCTTTCTACTATATCACCTTCGTTGAAAATTTCTCCACGAAAATACTGTTCACGCAATTCATCCTTTACTAAAACAACTTGTTCTTTAATAGGTTCTAATCCCATTCCCTCACGAATATCATTCATTAAACGACGACCATCTATTTCACGAACAGCAGATGGCAATCCTTTTTTAAATTCTGCGTAGTTACCTTTGACTGCGAGTGCTCTCATCTTAGATGCAGACATACCTGTAGCATCATCAGCGTCGGGGTCACGCTCTCCTGCAGAAATAACATCAATAGTATCAAAATTAAATTCTTTACCATTATACTGGTTTAATAATCGTTTAAATTCTGGCACACGATCACTGCCAGCAACCATAATAATGTTTTTATATTTCTTGTTTAGTTCTTTAGCTGCTTCTATAAAAGTTCGAACATGATCGTTTGCGGCAGCAAAGTGAGTACCCTTAAACATCAAGTTAAGATACTTGACTTTCTTGTCTACACTTAATGGGTTCTTTTTAGCGTCTTGTGAGCGAGATGCATAGATGACGTGATCTGCAGATCTCTGCTTGGCTAATTTTTTGACAGCTTTGACCAGTAACTCATGTCCTGTAGTCGGAGGATTAAATCTTCCGAATGCCATTACTACAGATTTAGCTGGTAGCTCTTTGATTAGTTGTTTATAGCGTTTCATTTGACCCATTAATTTATGTTATTGCATTGTTATTTAGGAATTACGCAATGCTCAACATAGCCTCAGCAGCAGCGCAAATCCATCGACATGCAATCTCGTCGGAAGCTAACTCTTGCTGGGCACGAACAGTAGCAATTTCAGACAATAAAAATTCGTATTCTTCTCTGGTAAGGTGTCCTGACGAATATTCATCACGGATATTAATTAGCTCTTGCGCAAGTACCCCAGCTGGACCACCCATACCTGCTTGTTGTCTTAACTCTTCGAATAAACTCATCTTCCCCTCCATGCGTCGGTTATAACATCTACTCTTGCTCGATTAATTTTAACTACGGATTCACAGAACTTTTCATTATTAGATGCTTGCGCTTTCTTAAGAGCAACTTCTAGATCTTCTACAGCCTTAGCTTGTGGATCTTTTCTCAAGGAAGTGTAAACTTTTAGACGTTCTATTTTAGTGAAAGTATCTTGCCATTGTTTATTCTTACAGTCTAAATTATCGACTGCAATTTTAATGTCAACCACATCTCTGAACATAACTGGATCATGTGGTTTGGGTAATATAAAAGAACACCCTGATAAAACAAGCGATACTGCTACTAATATTAATTTCATCGTTGCCATCCTTTAATAATATCTGGTGAGAAATTAGACTTACTAAACTCTAGTCTGTCTACAATTTTTACAGCACCACCAGTTAGATGATCAATAGCCACGAACCCTTCGACTCCAGTGACTTTATATCCTGTGGTAGTTTTTAAGAATGTGCTAATATGTCCTGCTTCATTCATTTTATTTACAATCATTAACTTTGCTTTAGCCAATAGATTGACCATGTCAAAAATCTTAACAATGTCAGCTTTGTCGTGATTGGCAAAAAATGATAGAACAGCACTACGTTTTTGTTCTTGTGCTTGCTTACCTTTTTCTGTTTTTTTAGTTTCTATTTCTTTCTGGTACTTATCATGTATGTAATTGAATAATCCAACCACGTGCGCATGTGTATCAGTTATTTGTTCTCCAGCACGAACCTTAGAATTATTGTAAGTATTTACTGCCATGTTTAAATCATCATTATCTTTGATGGCATTAAGAGTAGCTGCAGGAATTTGTCCAAACAACTTACCAGCTGCAGAAAGAATAGATGTTAGTTCAGCAGTCTCTGATTGAGTGAATGTAGCAGTGCCAGAATAATCTTTATAGTTAGCATCATCCATCCAAACCGATGTGCTTTGAGACATTTTATTTACAATTGATTGGCCAAAAGATGCACTCATAGTTTCGAAAGTCGAACCAGTATATGTGGTGTGCCATACGACACCAATTTTGGCTTTCATTATCTTGTTGGCTAATTCGCTACCAACAGGTACTGCATATACAATAGTGTTTGGGTGGAATGTTACATACTTTTGACCATCGATAGTAACAACTTGCTTGTCATTAGTAAACATCAAGTCACCCTGATAAACACCAGACTTAATACCAAGTTTTTTAAACTCTGCTAAAGCAACTTTTAGTTTAGCATTCAGATCACCTTGCGTGTCTGCATCAATGTCAGCATTTGTTTTGTAGACTTTAGGGTCTTTGTTAAATACACCCTTCTTTGCTACGAAGAATTTTTTGTCACGTGGATCGATACCAGCAAACACAGCTGGAGCACCATCCCATTTAACTGTAGCTGTTACTTTACTCTTAGAATTTCCAGCCAACATATCACGTAGATCTTGTAAAAAGTTTATCGCTTTGCGAGTACCTTCTACACCACCATCGAACACCAAATCCTCCACGTGTGTCATGTGGGTATTCTTTTGTTCGACTATGAAACTCTTTAGACTCTTCATTCTTTTCCTATTATACTACAAGTTGCAATTATTGTCAATTAATAACCCTACAGGATGTAAGGTTATTTCAACCCGAAAGCACCGACTAGCCCCTTGTGTGGACCACTAGAACTCTTGACTGTGAAAGTAGCAGCGTTACCGATCTTCCCTGTTTCTTTATTCTTACCTTTAATAACTACAGTAGTACCACCATTATGAACAGCATGTAACCCTTCAAATTTATCTAAATGATTATCTGCTAAACTATGAGATGGTTTTACTACGGATTCTGCAGACCCATCATTTTTAACTTTACTATGAGCAACAGAATGCGGGATATGAGTTTTAGCAGACACGTGGTCACGAACAACATCACGAAGTTTTGCGTCATCATACTTAGTTAAACCAGAAGCAAAATGTTTTGCTACTGCTTTCTTTGATTCTAATGAAGAAGACTCTGCTTGTGCCGCACGTGTAGATGCTTGGTGTAAAAATACTTCTGGGTGTTTGTGTGTATCGTGGGCTTTGATGAACGTGGATAAGTGATCGTGCATTATCTTATTTTTCTTGCTCAATGTTTTACCAGTATCAACCAAAGACTGTAAACGAGAGTGTTCTTGTTTAGCTTTTTCAATACCCATCTTATCAATTTTATATTGTATATTTTTCTGATCAGCGCTGCCATTATATCCTAGTCTATCCATACTTTCATGGTGACTATCAGTTAATCTCTTTAAAGAACCAGATTCTATGTTTGCTGTCTTTTCCATAGAATCTAATCCTGGATTGCGATAGTTTGGTTCCTGAGAACCATACTTAGCAGACACGCCATGATGACCAACAACTTTGCCATCTTTGTGTAATGTAAGTATTAAGTCAGCGTTAGAGTTAACATCTCTAACACCAGTTGTCTTTTCATGATCACCAGCTTTAGTTGGTTTATCTGGATTAGAAGTCCAGTGGACATTACCAATACTAGTACCTTTACCAAGATGTCCTTGATCATGTAAATGTTTCACTAGTGCTGCCGCAGTTTGCTTAGCATGAGAGTCAATTTCAGCATATGCAGCATCGCCAATTTTCTTTTTTAATCTATCATGAACTTGAATTGGTGTTCCAGCGTGTTCATCGTTTTCAGATTCAGAACGGTGGTGATCTGGTAGACGAGTTTCTGGGTGCAGATATTTAGAAAGAAGTAGTTCGTGTAACTTACCTTTATCATCAGATTCTACTTCTGACGATAATGCTTTCTCGATTAATAATTCTTCTTTTAAAAATGTCTTAAATTTTAACATACTTACCTCAAAAATGGATTGTCTTTTTTCGTTCCAGGTTTCAATGAGTATTTACTTTCTGGCATTTTAGTTATCTTAATCTCTGCTTGTACTTCGTAGAAGTCTGAACGTGTTGCAACACGAACTTTAAAATCACCAAAGCCACTTAACAATGGAATGTTAGCACCCTTTGCTAATTGTAGTGGGTCTGCTTTGGATATTAAATAAAAATCATCACCAGCTTGCATATAGTATGCTGGTTCTTTTTTACCTTGAGTGTAATGATCTGTTACCAATTGTCCAAGATTGTAATTTTGTTGATTAGCAATATAACGATTTACATTTGGCTGAGAGAAATATTGCTTCATTACATCCAACGGAACAGCACCATCTTCTTTTAACCCACCTTTTGTGGTTGGTATTTTTATCTTGTATGGTGGAATACCAGAATATGCGGCAATTTTATTGATAAACTCTCTAGAAAACGCTGATGCGTTTAGTATGTTAACAGCTTGTTTTGCAGCTGGAGTTGTATAGGTAGTTTTCCACTTACCATTAGAGAAATATACACGTGGATTTGACAAGTTGTCTGTGTGGCTCATCTTGACTTCGAACCATGTATTAACTTGTTTGTACGATACTTTAACGTCAGCATACTCTGTGCTGACTGCTGGTCTAGTAGCAGTCACTCCAGGTATCGAATTTATATACTTAGCAACATCGTGCTCGTATTTGTCTGATGCAGCGCTCATTCACTTGCCCTATTAGTAAAAATTACTAATTATTTAGGACGTCGTGATGCTCTGATTAGTTTAGAATACTTACGATCCCACTTCATTACCTGATGTAGAAGTTTAGGTATAGCGTGGTTGTTTCTATAATCGTAGTTAAATGTACGAAGAATATAGTGTAAGGTTTTTGAGTCACGGCAGTATCTAGATCTTGCGATAAGATCTGATACTGGGATAGATGGTTTGTTTATTTTATAGTCGAGGTAAACACAATGAGCGTATGCTTGTATCTCATCGAACTCGGAAAGATAACGTCTTTCGGCGTCTTTTTTAGCAGACCCTACCTTTTTGTAAGGCATAACATAACGACTAGACTCGTCATATCTTCTGTCATATTGCATAAAGTGGATCAATTCATGCATCTCAACTTGGATTAGTTTAAATTTAAATCTTTCCCAAGTATCTCTGTCAAAGGAGAATGATTGAAAGTTATCTGTATAAATCTGCAAAATACACTGACGTGTTTCTGCGTTATATTCTCCACCAATTGCTATGTACTTCTGATAGACTTTGGCTTTAGACTTTTCTTTATGCCACTCTATCTTAGTACGCCATTTTTTAAAGTAATTAGCAAGACCGACCTCGTCATTAACATAATTGTCTAGGTCTCGCCATACTTTTGCTGGGATGAATGTGGCTCTAAATGGACGCTCTTTAAAATTAAGCATATCCATCCAGTCGAAATTAGCGTTTTCTAGGAACTGCATTTTACATCCCAGAAAATTCTAGCATCACTGGACTAGCTGCTTCTCCAGAAATGCAAGAACTTTCCCCTGCTCCTCTAAGTTAGTATTATTAAACTCAGTAATATAGGGCATCAGTTCAAAATTTGATAGTAAGTTACTATATTTAGTTTCTCTACCTTTTAGGAAGGTCTCAGACTGGTCTGAGCCACGATCCTTGTAACGCTGCTCGAGGATAGATTTCGGAGCCTTTAGGAAGATTACATGTAAGTCCGTATTCTCTAACCCCATAACGAACTCTAAGAAAGACTGATTAAAGATTCTGTCTCCTTCGAACAGGATATTAGACTGGCATTCTTTAACAAATTCTTGGGCGATTGGCTGGACTGCCATAGAAAGACGATCGGTTCCAGCAAAGGTTTCACCGTCTTCATACTTACCCAAGATGTACAAGTCTAGCTCTTTACAATACAGTGCGGGTAACATTTTCTTTGGTTCTACTTTTTCCCATGTATGGTTCTCCATAAACTTACGGAAAAGAGTAGTCTTACCTGTTCCTGGACTACCACCAACAGCTACAATCTTTTTGATAGTAGGGATAACTGCTTTCTGCTGATCTGCTTTAATAACCTTAATAAAGATTTGATCTTGCACACCAAACGTATCATGCATTTTTAATTTCCTTAATAAATTCTTTAAGTTCTTGCTCAGTAAAACACCAGACTCTTCCAATGAAATGATGCACATCTGTATCTTTGTCATGCTTTTTAGTGAAGGTAGTTTTCTTCACTATATCTCTTGCAACATTTTTAGCCAAATTTTCTTTAATCTCATTAGCGTAGTCTGGAGCAACTTCTTTTAACTTCATTAACTCTTGCTCTTGAACTTTGTGATCTACTGTAACACGATTCATAATCCATTTCTCAAGCAAGTCTTCAATACTATCATTACTTAAAGTATCAATACTTGAAATACCGCTAGTGGTTATTGTGTTTAGTGTGCCATACATAGTTGATCCAGTAGAAACAGTGACAGCACCAGATGCCGTCATGATTTTCAACTCTTCGTCTTGCATAGTAAATTCTCCAATAGGCATATCTAAAATATCATCAGGGTTCATGTAAACATCTCCAATCCCATTAGGGGTTTTTCTTCATCATCAAACATCCATTCTAAATTCTCTATCTTACCAGTGTTAACAAAAGAAGAAAATCTATCTTTGTCTATACCCCTATCATGATCTAGTCGCAAGTCGATTGTTTCGTTTCTGGCTTGCCACAGCACATCCCAATCAATACCGTACCATCCATCACTCTGAGCCATTTTAATTTCTTCAGCCTGACGATCGAGGTAGTAACCAAGATAGCGACCATGATGTTCTCTAAATATTTTTTTATAAGAACACAAACATGTTTCCATAGTAAAGAAATCAACTTGATCTTTTAGTCTGGGAAACCTGTCTTTTGTTTCTTCCAAAATGGCGCTTGCTTCTCGCTCAAGATCCAAATACTCTCTTGTACTAAGTTTTCTATCATAATCGTCATCTTTGCCGAGGGCAAGAAGTAATCCATTACGATGAGAACGGGAACCATCAAAATCGCTAAGCATGAGAGAAGTAGGTTCAACCCGAATGCCAGCAGTATGGCGCAGATGCTGAATATAAAACCAAGTGGAGTAACGACCAAATTTATGAAGGCTAGTTTTAATGCTCGTCCACAGATTGTCAAAGTTCTCTTTTTCGTTGGTTCCATAATAACTCTCCAAAGTTTCACGTTGTGATCTATTTCCAATAAATTTTTGGTATGATTCAAACATAGCAGGCAGATGCCCCTTGTTCCATTTTGTATCTGTTTGATAACGAAGACGTTTGTAGTTAGTAGCATTCCACTGCGTAGTTCTATCTACTGTAGCCAATTCAAAGTCTGGAAATTCATTCATAAGAACCCAAGCTGTTGGTAACTGATACGTATTACCATAAAGCCAAGCTAACCAAAGACGTTGTTCATCATTGTGCTCATATCTTTTATGCAGATAGTTGGTACACCAAACTGCTGGATCACAATCATCATATTGTAACGACCATGCATACCAACGAATAAATGCTTCTCTGCGATTTTGTTTTAAACGATAATCCATTATACTAAAAATTCTTCAAGTGATGGTTGTTCCATCAGTGCGTCACGTAACCATGCAGAACCAACTGCATCAATAGCAGCTTGGGTCTTAGCTTTCTTTTTAGCACCCCACTTGTATGATTCAAGAGATTCAGTACGGAATTGCTCACGTGCTTTGTAAGGTGGTAATGCTTGCAGTGGATTTACGATGGCGTTGTTTCTGTAGGCAATTTGCTCGGCTCTCGTAGGAAATAGTGGTTGGTCACTTCTAAGAGAGCCTGTTGGATCGACTGCCCAGAAGATGAGACCATTTTTATTGTGCCACGTAACGGAAGTTGGAGTACATGAGATTTTAAGTCGTTGAGACTTTCTTTCTTCGACTGCGTATTTGATCCATGCATCCCAGCATTTACTTGCATATCCATTTCCTTCTTTACCTTCAAGTGTAACAATTTCATATAGGTTAGCATAACCATCACGATTATGTGTCGCAAAGATTAGCGAAACAATCTCACCATTATCTTCATAAGCCATTGGTGGTGCTTTGTCATAGTTGTGAAAGCGATACCACAATGAATGTGCAGCCGACAAGAACTTTGTGTTCTTGCCAGCTGGACTGTTTTTAATTAACTCTTCAACTCTTGTTGAATTAACGAATAGCATGCTGATAATCCACGGCATCTGCAACTTCGACTTTCTCGATCATCATTGAGAGATACTCATCAAATGTTACATAGTGATTCATAACAACTTCAATAGGCATACCACCAACGTGTGCACGACTAGCAATATCCCCAGTAGAAGTAATTATACACCCATTTAGGATGGAAGACAAATATAATGGTCGTTTTCCATTACGATAGAAACGAATCTTGCGATCTCTATGCAACTCTACCACGCCCATGGACATATGAGCGAACTCACGTAGTGGGTCATTAGAATGTAAGACTAACTCGCTATCATTCTTTGTAATGCAATCATAACCATATTTGTCTTTCCAATTCTCTGGCAGTTCTTGTGTGATCACTCCATTATGTACTATTGATTTTTCAGTACGATTCATTGGCTGATTATACTCAAGATCGCTGGTTGAATAACGACAGTGTCCGATTAAATAAAGATTACCATCATCAGCAACCATACTTGATAGGTTGTCATCGTGTAGATGTTTATCAACAAACTGGTCAGCTGGAATTGGCTCTTTGATAGTTTCAATACCAGATGACCATTTCGGTAAGAATGATATACCTGTAGCATGCATACCACGAATCTTAGACTCGTGGAATACACGACGGATCATAGCAAAGTCCTGCTTAGATGGTTGTTGCAGGATAGAACCAATTACGGCGCACATTATCCAAAAAATTCCTCTAGTGAAGTATTGGCTGCTTCTGGATGCATCTTTAGTAATTCTTCACGACCAACTTTTGCCTCACAGTAATCATACCACTCTTGTTCATCCCACATCCCAGGACTTACGCCATTCCACAGATGACGATCTGTACCATCTTCATGTTTATGTCCTGGATGGTTCTTATTAAGTCTACGTGACTCAACATATTCACGACGGCAGTCTTCGTATGCTTTGCTACCAAGCTGTAACATGTTCTCACGGAAATAACAAACCAAGGACACACGCTCTGCTTCTTCGTCAAGAAGTTCGATCGGAGTATTACCGTGCATAACTTCGTGATTGTTAATCAACAGCAAGTCTCCAGGACGTACATTAACAGCAACACGATACTCTGGTGCGATCAGATAACCACCCTTGTAGTTACCATTGTTAGATAGAACTAACAAGTTAGACAAACCAGTGTCCAAGTCACCAGCATCGTAGTGTGCTGCAGTACGGAATGTTTTATTCACAGTGATTGTAGTGAATGGGGTTCCAGGAACTAGGAATGCTGGATCAAGTTTCTTTGCAGCTTCCATCTGATTGTTAAAACGCCATGGAAGTAATTGTTTAAAACCTTTAGCCAAGTGTTGTAAGAATGGATAAGCCATCTTGAACTTGTCTGGGTTGTTAGCCGTATAAGATGTCGCACGACCATAAGGAATACGTGGATAACGATCGTACCAACCAGCGATACCTGACATGACACCATTTGCGTATGTAGTTTGGCAGATGTATTTCTGAACCATACGACGTGTTTCTTCTCGCTGATCTTCTGGTGACATACTTTTTGTTCGAGCAACCCAACGTTCGAAGTCGAACTCATCTTCTTTAACAGCCTGAATCGACCAGACGTTGTTCTTGTTAGATGGTTGTGCAGGTTTGTTCTTATGCGCAGCTTTGATCTCTTCAATAGGATCTGCACCGAATAGGTTTGACTTAGGATTGCTGAAGTAGTCAATCACATCAAACTCATAGTCTGTAACCCACTCACGATTACCAAGTTTACCTTCACGTGGACCAGCAGCAATACCACGATTCTGTGTTTCAGTTGCTGCTTCTCTTAGCCCGAGGTATGCTTGCTCTTGCATTTCTTTTGAGAAGAAGTTCTTACGAAACTTAAAGATAATTTTCTTTTCGTCCATCCCCTTTTCGCAGGTATTACATTCATTAGTGCAAGCAACCTGAGTACCCAGATCACAATCTGGTGGTGCATATACATCGCAGTCTTCTTCAACTAGGATATCATAGTGTCTCTCATCAACAAACTGCCCCAATAAATGCGAAGCATCATATTTTTGTTTTGCTACAATTACCTTTACCATACAATCTCCTTAAAACTTAAACCCATCAAACGACTCTGTCTTTTGTCTGCGCCCAAATGTAGTCTTGTCGAACATAGGTTCATCGTCGTCTCTTCCTGCATCAGCTAATCCATCTTGTGCGGATGCTTCTGTGTCATATAATTTCATCTTTGCTCTATCAATTCCAATAACGAATCTCTTGTAAAAACTTGGATCATTATATCGGTTCTTCAATTGCTTAACGATAATCTGATTCAATGCTTCTAGTTCTTCATTACTGACTAGCGCAAACATAAAGTCAGCTGTCGCAGGTAATCCAAATGATTCTGAAGTGTCCTCAAGTCCTGGGTCTGAGTTTGTATATCCAGATCTAGTTGTTTGAGTTGCACTAACAATAGGCACATTATGTTCAACTGCCAATCCCCTTAATTCCTCTGCGATTGCCTTAACATATGTATAAGAATTAATATTTGACCCTTGCTTAAGTCTTTGGCTTGCACAGATATTCAAGTAATCAATAAAGATAATGTCTGGTTTAAAGTCACGCTTTAGTTTCAATTCTTCAAGCAAAGCACGGAAATGACCAGAGTGTGCGCCAGCTGTTGGGTATTCTTTAATAATAAGTTTACCTTGGGTCTTTTTAGAGATCTTATCAATCCTAGTTTCATAAATGTCTCTGTCGATAACTTTCAGTTCATCCATGGTCAGGTTCAAGAGGTTCGCATCGATACGTTCAGCGATACGTTCTTCAGCCATCTCCATTGTTATGTATAATACATTTTTACCCTGATTCAAAACAGAGCCAGCAACGTGACACATAAACAGCGATTTACCAACACCAGTACCAGCCAGTGCGATGTTTAGAGTTTTCTTACTCAACCCACCTTTGGTGATTTTGTTGAACATCTCCAGATCGAAAGGAATCTTCTCCTCGACACGATGGTAGAATTCATATCGTTCTGTGTGGTCTGCGAGGTAGTCGTGACCAACATGACTATCAAAAGAAACGGCAAGAGCATCAGATAGAATAGAAGGAATAGCATCTTGTGTGTGAACCTTATCTTTACCATCAATAATTTTAATGGAAGCCAGAATGGCATTATAAACAGCACGATCTTTACAAAATTTTTCTGTGCTTTGAAGCAACCAGTCCTCGTTGACTGGCTCGTGGTCTAATTTTTGAATGTACTCAGTTAGTTCAGAAAGTTCTTTGTCTGTTAAATCTTTTCTATTGCTAACTTCAATAGCTAAAACATCTTTGCTTGCTGGTTTGTTGTACTTATTAAAAAACTCAATCACTTCATACGCTACAATAGATTCTTTTCTATCTGCAAAGTAATCTCTTTTTATAAATGGAATAACTTTCCTACAGTAATGTTCATCATAAATCAGATTGGTTAAAATCTTTTGTTCTATTCTCATCAACCCCACCAGTGTAAACTAAGTTGTTTTTTAAAAGACCTTCTTCCAACATATCAATAAGGATATCACCGATATGTTGCCTAAACTCTGCGGCATTTACTTGGCCACCAGGATTATCTTCTATGTTATATTCAAACTGCACTCGAAGAACATTATCTTCTTCAAGTAAACGGACTCTACCGTAAGTATAAATTATACCCTTATACTTACCATCTGTCAATAATATCTTGTAAAGTCCATCTACATCGTCATCTAACAATGTGTAATTCTTCATTCCTCGAATTCCAAGTTGTTAAGTGCAGCATCCAAGTCGTCAGCCTTAATCATATCGCTAACTCCAATTGAATACTTGTTTTTAACAAAATCGTAAAAAGACTTGTCCATTAAAATTGGCATCCAAAACTCTTTTGTTTCTGTGTCTTTTTCTCTGTAGTTCTTTTCTTCACCAGCCTTTGCATACCAACCATTCTTTGGTTTGATTACGTGACCGCTTTCGAGAGCAAGATCAAGCAGACCGCTCCACTTGCTAATACCACCATCAAAAGATACGCTAACAGGTATCTTAGATTTTTCTTTAACATATCTACTTTTCTCTACGTTGATAATAAAATTGTAACCAGTTACTTCAGTGCCATCTTTTTCTTGCTGGCGACCAAGAATAAAGATGTTGTCAGCAGAGTAGTAAGAACCAGTACCACCACCAACGATATCTTTGGGGAACATTCCAATCTCTTTATATGTATGATTCACTACAACCATAGGAATGTCTTTCATGGTCAAGTGTGGTGTGACCATACGGAACAATGACTTTAATTGCTTGGCACGAGTCATGTCAGCAGCAGACTTACCTTCTAACGCATCCTCAACTTCTTTCTTTGATGCAAGGTTACCAATAGAGTCAATGACAATCATCAGCTTGTCACCACGATCTACATTCTGCATTTGCTGCATGATGTCGAACTTTAATTGCTCGATGTCAGTGATTGGAGTATGAACAACTCTATCGGTATCAATACCAAACGAATCGAAATAAGACTGCGGAGTACCAAACTCGCTATCGTAGAAAAGGAGTGCTGCATCTTCGTATTTGTCCAAGTAAGATTTTGCCATCAGTAAGCTGAATGCCGTCTTAAAATGTTTTGATGGACCAGCCCACATTGTAAGACCTGGAGTTAAACCACCATCTAAGCGACCAGACAATGCCACGTTAATGACAGGAATGGAAGTAGGAATCATATCCTTCTTAGTGAAGAATTTAGACTCAGAAAGAATCGCAGATTCTTTAATTGTGCTGTTCTTTTTAATTTTGTCTAGTATGCTCATATCAGGTTCCTTTATTCACTTAGAAATTTAATCAGTTTAGTTTCGTCCATAGTCCCGACGTGTCGTTTAATTTCGTTTTCGTTGTCGTCAACAATGACGATTGTTGGCACAGATCTAACTTTAAAGTTTTGAGCCATGAAAATATTTTCATCAATGTTGACACTCTCTACCGTCATTGGCAGTTTGTCTTTGGCATTATTAATAACTGTTGTCAGTGCCTTACATGGTCCACACCACTCAGCATAAAATTTAATCGCTTTCATCGTATTCCTTTCTTTATCCAAAGAAATCTTCCAGAGAAGTTTCTTCTTTTGTTTTCCATCCAAGAGGTTCAATTACAATCTGTAGGGCATCTTCGAATACCTTTTCAAATTGTTTATCATAATCTATGTATGCTTCTAATTTAAGTTCTTTTGGAAGATGCTGAGCGAATGCTATAACATCTTCTTGGATAGGATTAGGTGTCAGTAAATAGACAAACTTAATCTTATCACCATCACGAATTGCCTGATACTTTTTATCTAACCCAAGACGTTTTAGGTGGTGGTTATATAGCAAAGCACCACGAACATGAATCGGTGTTCCCTTTGCATAGATGGGAGAACCAGCGTACTGCTTCATACCGTTAACACCACGAGGGAATGCGATATCATGAACAGGCATACTATCAAACTCACGTTTGAAGTCTAGAACATATTTGTGCAAATCCTTTTCAGTGCCATGCAAAATCACCTGTAAAGAGTCATGAAGTTTGTCACGAATGACTGCAGGTGTAGATGACTTGACCATCTCAAGACCCATCACCTTTACCTTAGGTTTGGCAAACTGTACACCCTCAGAGTTGTGCACGTTGATAATGTATCGTTTCTTGGCAGTCCAAATTGCTTTGTCAGCCAACACCTCACGCTTCATCTGCATCTTTTGACTATATGCATTCATATAGTCTGCTAGTTCCTGATAACCTTGGTCAATAAATGGTTGGAAAACTTCCTCGCACATCTTGTCCATAGTTTTGATCTTTTGTTCTGTAGTTTTTCCTACACAAACTTTTTCGATCAATTCTTCTAGCGTCAAGTAGATTGAATCTGTATCAATAGCAACTACAAAGTCTTTGTCTTCAGACTTAAGAGTTTTGTTTAACATGGCATTCAATTTGTTTGCCATCCAACGAATTGACAGTTGTCCCGAAAGTGTAATTCCTTCAGCCATACGGATATCAAAGTAACGGAAATATTGGTTACCCATCGCACCATAAGCAGAGTTTAATGCAATCTTCATAGCCATCTGCAAGTTGTTGAGACGAGAGATATCTTTCAACAAGTGTTTTTGTGACTTGTCGTGTTCATATTGCTGCTGAATCTTAAGCATCTGTTTCTTAAACTTAGAACGATTAGCATACATCTGTTCCATCAACTCAGGCATGAATCCTTTGACATCTCTACGATAACACCAACCATTTGCAGATAGACAAAGGTCTCTGCGTTTAGCATATGTTGTATCAATCTCTTTGTTTAATAATTTATCAACAGTACAAGAAATCTTCTCGTGTGTCAATGTTTCTGGGGAAATATTGTACTGCATAATCAAGTGGGGATATAGCGAGTTCAAGTCAAACGATGCCATCCACTTGTGCTGTCCAACCAATGGGTCTTTAACGAACGCACCTTCAAATTGTGCATCTTTACCACCATTGGATACCTTCATTGGAATCACAATACCCTTTTTACGCAGGTGGTTGTAGATAATAGTATCCCACATACGAACCTGCGAGTATACATCTTCAAAGTTAATCTTAGCATTGTATGCCATAGTAAGATGCAGTTCAATCAAACGCATCTTATCTTCTAACTTGTCAACCAGTTCAACGTCATGAATGTTATACTCAACAAAATTGTCCCAGTAATTGGTATAGAAATCTTTAAAGTCAGTTCCTGGATTATCTTTCTTTTTGTCGCCTAGTTCCTGCTCAGCGATATAGTCCAGTCTGTAGGATTCTTGTTTGGTGTAAGTATACTTTTTGTACAACTCAAGATAGTCAAGCTGACTAATACCAGAAATATCATAGTGGAGTTCTTCATTACCTTTAATGAATGTATTACGTTCGTTGATTAAACCCCATGGACTAATCTTTTTAGCAAATGATTCGCCAAGTTCACGTGACAGCCTCTTGATAAGATAGGGCATGTCAAAGAAGTCAGTGTTCCAACCAGTGATAACATCTGGATAGTTTTGCTGCCACCAAATGATAAACTCTTTCAACAGCTGTTGTTCATCACGACAGTTGACGTATGTAACATCATCACGTTGGGTGTCATATGGTTTAACACCCCAAGTGATAACCCTTTTACTCTGTAAATCTTTGACAGTGATCAGTAGAATCTCTTCGTTGGCGCTACGAATATCTGGGAAACCATACTCAGTTGAAGTTTCGATGTCAATAGTAAACACACGGATCTGTTCCATGTCCCAGTTTACATCGTCTTCATAGGTGTCACTGATGTATTGATATGCGTAATTGGTGTTACCGTAAATAGCAAACCCAGAAACATCCTCGTACTTTTTAACAAACTCACGAGTCTCTTTAATAGTTCCAGGTTTCATCTCGTCAACATACGTACCTTCCAAAGTCTGCCATTTAGATTGAGACTTAGAAGTGACAAAAAGCGTAGGGTAGAAATCTACCTTACGCATATATCGTCTACCGTTTTCGTAACCGATGACGAACATCTTGTCGCCATATGGTGCTACACTAGTATAAAATTCCATTAAGTTGTTTTTCCGTACATTAGTTGCATAGCGTCCAGTGCGCAGTCGTGAACAGGATGGTGCTTAATAACTTCGTGTCGTTTAAAGAGGGGATGGTCTACATCTACATATCCGTTGGTAGTTCCATACAAAACATCAACAGCGGTTCGAACATCACGCCACATATTATACCCTGTGATTTCTTGCAAGCCAAATTTAACTGCCAAAGAATCGATCACAAGTTGATCCAGTGAACCACGTGCCCACATAGTTTGTTTACTTGCGTTTGGAAATTTTGCCATGTAGTCATACAACTTTTGCATTCCATTTTCTACAGTCATGTCTTCACGACTAGGTGTTAGGCTAACTTGCTTAACATAATCGTGTTGTTCTTTCCACCACTCGAGAGTAGACTTAGAAACAGTACGACCAATGTCCATCTGTTCCTTTGCATTAAACTTCACAAAGCATGCGTCATCAAGCATGTCTTGATATGTTGGTCGTTTTTCTGGATCAAAATGAACCAATGCTGCCGATAAAACGACAGCATTAGATTCTACGCCAAGAGTTTCTACATCGAAGATAAACATTATCTGTCCTTGTTCACATACCCAATTTCTGTCACAAACGCTTCTATCTTTTTATCATCTGACCATGGTGTTCCATACTTTCCATTACAATAGTCATTGTCTTCAGCAACAAGTTTAAGAATTTCTTCTCGTGTAACTTCTCTGGAACCAATGATTGTTTCGCCGAGCCACTTCTGAGAAAATTCTTTCATCTCTTCCATTGTAACAGTATCTTCTGCCCACTGAATGGCAGTACACGGAACTTCACGATCGTTATGATCGTCAGGAACTTCAATCACATAACGCATGCGATATTGAGAGATTGTTTCAACCAATACAAATTTACTCACCACTTATCTCCTTGAATTTAAGTTGATGTTCTGCTTCGTGTTCATCACAAAGAGTACGGATCCAACCACCACTACGGCGCACACCTTTGTTACCACACTTTTCGCAAGTGCGATCTGCCCAAGTCTCAGCCATTGTTACCATACCAGCAATGTGCTCATCACCACCATGATAATAGAAACGTAGTCCACCAAACTTTTCTTTGATCTGATCAACTACAATCCACTCAACACGTGGAATGATTTCGTGCGGGGTTGACATGATATCATCTGCACGATCCATATCCCAATCACTTGGTGCTTTACCTTTACAGATAAACTGCAGTACAGCATCACGACCCCTATCACGTGCACGATCTAGTCGTAGTTGATATGTGCGAGTGCTACGCTTCCACTTGGTGTAATGATCAATCTGACTAACCAATGCTTCAATGATAGGATACCATCCTTCACTAATTGCGAATCCACCATACTGTTTACCCTCGCCAAAGTAGCGAGGATATTTTTCAGTCATATGTTTTTCAAATTCATCGTAGTTCATGCTCACTCCGCATACCAAATTTCATTAAAACCTTCTTGTTCAGTAGGTGGTTCTGTTTCCAGTTGAGAAGCCATACTTGAAACAACTTCCCAAGGAATAATCTTACCAGGACGTGACGCTAATCGTTGTTGTAGCTCTACAGCTGGTGGTGTCTTCATCACAACTGCGATCTTATAATAGTCTGGCAACATACGAATCTTCTTCGCACGAGTAGCAACAGTAGTGCTAGTTTGATCCCAGATAATATCTACTTTATGCTCTCTGTAGAATACAACTTGTGCTGCCATCTTTTCTACTGCAGTCGGCATGTATTCTTGAAATACATCAGAATATGTTTTGCCTTGCTGCTTGGCATAGTCTTCTACAAATTGATCTGTACTAACAACTGGCAAACCAAGAGCCCATATCTGATTCTTAATCCATGTACTCTTGCCAGATCCAGGCACACCAACCATTACGTACAACTTATTCATTTGATATCTTTATCTTTGTCTGCAATATTTTTGTCTTCACGAATCTCTACAAAAATCGGCAAGAACAAAGATTCTTCTCCAGCTTTGTTTTTGATTCTAGAATTATACTTCACTGCAACGATTTTGTCAATTAGTTTTTCTTTCCAAAGAGTTTTGCGATGATCATCGTTGAAACCAGATCCAACATTAACTTTAACTACACCATCTGCAGACTCGCAAATAATTGCACCTAGCATACCTGCATACTTGCCAGTACCTTCTTCAACTGCAACAATCTTCAAGTCGCATTCTAGTTCACCTTTGAATTTGATCTGATGTTTAGCACGTTTGTCTTCCCAGATACCACGTTTGTCCTTAAGGATAATACCTTCTTCACCTCGCTGCAGGAATTCCTCGAACAGTGCCTTCGCTGTGTCATAGTTTTCTACTTCCCAGCTTCTCACAATAGAAACTTTCTCAGGTGAGTGTTTTTCAATTAGTGCAGTTAGAGAATCGAAACGCTTACCATAAGCTACAGGACATTCACCATCTTCAAAATAAATGTATGGAATAATGTCCCAGATGGTGGCACGAACCTTACGTGCTTCCAAGTCAGAGATTGTACCCTTGTTGGCTTTGTTCAGAATACCGTTACCAGTCTGACGATCGAGCACAACACCCTTGTCGTTGACCAGCAACTCTCCATCAAACACACAATCTACATCTCCAGCCATCTTGATAAAGTCAGCATCAAGATTTCCTAGCAGTTGGATTTCTTTGCCATTGCGAGAGCGGTATTCCACTTTGCCATTCCGAACGATGGCGTTGAACCGCATTCCATCCATTTTGAGTTGCACTAGTGCTGGGAATTGTACTTTGTCTACTAGTTTCTGTTCGAAGCCACTGCACAGCATCACTGGATACTCTCGGATCAAACCAGACCAAACCACGTTTGCGGTGCTTACCTGTACTCCACATTTCAAATCTTTCTGGACAACACGTTCAATAACTTTTGCGTCGTCAATCGATAGAGATGACAAAAGCATTCGAAGATATTCGATTGCTGCATTACCTGTAACAGTACGAGAGGATAGATCATATAATCCATTTAGCGCATTCTCCAATGATGTAGTATGTTTGTCTTGAGTATAAGACGGGATTTTACGAATGTAAAAGTTCGTAAATGGGTCGAGAGCCAACCGCACAACTTCCCGTAGGGTTTCGTTATCGCTATGACTAGAAAGTTGCTCGATTTTGAAATTACGAGATGCGTTTGCGGCAAGACTCTCGAAAAACTTATTGATGTTCATTCTTCACCTGTTCAATGTGTTTACATTTTGCATGAAATTTAAAACCGATGCATGTGCAAGACATACCATTGTCTGTTTCTTCTACATAATATACATGGTCTTTGCTACCTGGAATCTTCCATCGTTTGCTATTTGTTTTATCTTCGTAGCGTTGCAAGATTTTGAATTTGCGATATCGAGTATTAAACCCGATTGGGTTTTTGAATTTTTGAAAATCGTTTGGATTGTGCCACTTGAAGTATCCTATAATCTTAGTCATTGAGTCATTCATAAGATATGTATGGTTAGGTTGTCGATGTTCGACTTTCCATACAGTAATTTCTTTAGCAAGAATCATGCTGCTTTCCTAAAGTAACCGTAAGGCAAACTGATCAAGTAGCAAAGATACTCATCGTCGCCATCGCTGCCTTCTGCTTCATGAATCCAACGGAGTGCTTGTTCACGACTTTTCGCACCACATTGGATAAGACTCAGCATACGCATCTCAAAGTCATGCATTGCACGTGACTCATCTTCCTTGCGCTGGATCTCGTCCTGCTCGATCGTTCGGCAGCAATACTCAAGTTGTTCCTTGAGTTCTTCGAGAGTCATCGTCTTCATGTTCATGAAACGAGGACGCACGCCATGAGCATCTTTGTAAGCATCCCAGAGAGTACACTGCAACTGCTCATGTTCACTCATATCATTCCAAGATTTCATCGCATTCTCCATCATAATAAGATTATTATACCCCAATCTGCAATTAAAGACAAGTCTTTTATGCACCTATCGTACGACGAGGAAACCCATTTGCAAAGCCACTAGTACCAGATACAAACCCACGAGAAGACTTTGCAGCCATTTTAGTTTTCTTAGCACGAGCAGGACGACCCACTTCGATAACTCCACCCTTACGCAAAAATGCTTTCATTGCTTTTTCAGATTCAGCACGAATCTCTGCTTTTGTTTGAACAGAACGATTGTAAATCGTTGCAACCTTAACTTGTTTCTTTTGACTCATTTTCATTATACAGACTCCTTCATTTCAATTTTCTTCCAACCATAATTAGCACACACGAAAGATTCATCAGTGTCTAGATTCACAACAATGTCACCAACAGACAGACTATGCATCTTACCAACAACTTCAATCAAACTAGAATCTTCTTCGCACACAAAGTTTGCGATACGAAAGACTTCATCCATCGATCGAGCATCAACCCTCGCAACAAGTTCGAATTGATCAGAGATTTCTTCGATCTGTTTTTCGGTCATGAAAGACAGTTCACGACTGTTTTCATTTTCGAAGGGGAGTTGATAAACCAGGTAAGTAGACATCTTGCTCATTTCGTTTCCTTTCTCATTCACTATGTAATTATTATCGCTCAAAACGCAATTAAAGACAACAACTAAATGAGAAAACCCTACCGATGGTAGGGTTATTTTAAGCCCGAATCTACAGGGTTCGGAGGGGTAGTAAGTAAGTACTTACTTACCTAAGTCCAGCTAGAGCCGATGCAGGTGCGATCTGAATACCTGATCCAAAGATTCTATTGTATTCATTTGCCATCTGCTGGTTTGGAATTCCATCTGCTAGAATAGCACTGCGACTTAAATTAAGATTTCCTTCTACATATGGCATGTAAGGTGCTAGACCTACACCCATACCCTGCTCTGTTCTTTGTAAGATAATCTGTGCAGGATTTTTAAGTTCGATGAAAGAATCATATCGGTTGAACACTTCACCAATAAGTTCTTCACCTGTTACCATTTTATATACTACAATGTTTTCCATATTATTCCTCAACTAGTGTTTCAATAAAATCTGCTGCATGATGTTGGTTGCTAAAGAATCGTACAATAGTATTTTCCATTTCATAACAATGCTGCGCCACAATCATTATCGTTTTATTTTTAAATACAGATACCTTGAGAAGCCATTCTCCTCTACGAACAAGAACAAACGAAATAAGGTTTTCTGATATTTTTGCTTTCATAACAAGTATTTAGGGGATCCGAAGATCCCCACTTGTTATACCTTTGGATAAGGGTTTGCTGGTACTTTACCGTTTACCCAATCCCAATCATCATCTGTCATAGGGATCCAGTTAAGCATTTTATTTTCCTTCGTTAAGAAGTTGTTTTGCTTTACCAGATTTGACAGGAATCTTCTTTGCTTTCTTCTCTTCAGGAATGATACGCTCAAGAGCAATCTTTAACATACCATTAAAGAGTTCAGCATTGTTGACTTCTACTTGATCATTCAGTGCGAATGTACGAGTGAACGCACGAGTAGCGATACCTTTGAACAAGTAATCATTATCAGTATTGTCAGTAGAAACGTTACCCTTAACTACAAGTTTCCCACCATCGATCTCGATCTCGATTTCTGATTCACCGAAACCAGCAACAGCCATTTCGATAACATAGTGAGTGTCATCTATTTTACGGATATTGTATGGTGGGTAGTTAGGTACGTTCTTAGCGAAGTCATCATGAAACTTCTGCATCTTTGCAACTTGGTCTTCGAAACCAACAAAGAATTTGTCGAAGTCTTTTAGAAATGCTTGTGGGGACAAAATAACGTCAGGTGTGAATTTAGTCATATTTAACATTCTCCATCTCCTTACTTAGAAGCAAATACTTTTTTAACATCGAAAGATGCAGCTGAAGAACCTACTGTAGTGAAAAAATCTACAGTGGATTTAGCAACAGTCTTAGCGAATGCTTGCTGTGCGTCAACGTAAGTTTGGAGTTGTTTTGCGACTGCCTCGTTTTGAACGAATGTTTTAACGAATTGAGTCTTTGCGCCAGAGATGGCGTCGATTGATGTATTGATTGCTGATAACATATTGTTCTCCTTTTCAGCGAGTTAAATTAAAAAATTGATACCCCGAAGGCATATCATCCAGCTTACCTTATACTGGATCGAAGTTTCGTCTCGATGGTGTAATTACACGGACGCCTTATGCCGTAGCAACGAACGGATCCTAAGGTGGATTCTTAAATTCGGCACCTGTGGATATTTAACCAGCCTTCACAGGTATGCTGGTTCCCATCCCGAGGGATGCTAATCTATTTAGGCAGCAGGTGCTTGCTGATTAACTGCTTCCAATTGTTTTTGGATCTCAGCAACTTGTGGCTCGCCTTGCTGTTTGATCTTGTTGATAAGCAATACCACTTCTTCAAATGGATGCTTACCTAATGTACGAAGAATCATATTTACTTCTTCAATAGTCAATTCAAGTTTGATCATTTTGTTTTCTTTCCTATGTTATATTTTGGAACAAGTTCCCACTGGTCTTTTTCTTTGTAAGAGACCACCTTAATTTGTGATAACGATGCTTTATGTTCTGCTTGTCCAGGATTAATAATCTTTAGCAGATCCCAGTCTTGAAGTAGTTTAGTGATAGCATTACGTCTTTCAACATCTCCACTAGTAATGTTCGACTCTTTGCCATCAAGAGCAAACAACTCTTTAAAGTGAACGATGAAATACCTACCCTGCTTATGCAAGATATGGCAGGATTGATACAGTTTATTTTCTTTTCTGGATGCAATGCCAATACGAGTCAGTGTTTCTCTTATCTTTAAGAAGTTATCTGGCTCTGGAAGACTCACTTCAAGCATCGACTCTGGTGTCCAGTCGTAGTAAATCATTTCTACAGTCATTATTTTCCACCTTTATATAATTTTTCTTTTATCATGGCGATCTGTTCTTCACTAAGGACACTCAGGGCTTCCTTAGCTCTATTCGAGGAATACCCATAGTACTCCTTAACAAGACTAAGAGATTCAGTAACGGAGTCTTTCTTAGCCCATTTGCTGAATCTCTTCTTCTTAGATATACTATTTAGTAAAAAGAAAAACTGCCAATCTTCATCGATGTGACTGCGAGAGTTCATCTCGTTGGCATAAAGGATTGTATCTGGAAACTGAGAAAGACCCATATTGACAATGAATGCCTTATAGTCCTTCTTAGCTGTAGGATCGTCTTGAAACAGATTTTGTTTAGTAGAATTTATTGCATTAATAAAATCAAATGGAGTCATCGCATAAACCCAACTTCTCTTAGATTGTCCTTTTTACAAGCAAAATTTCTGCCAGGAAAAAGATCTCCAAGTTTCTTTTCTATTTCTTCTCTCGTCAGACCTTGTGCTAAAAAGTTAGAGTCTTTATCATAAACAAAAAACTGACCATTATACTTTTCTATAGAGATGAATATCATTCCATCTTCTTCATCTTGTTTTACTTCTTGCTCAAGTTGCTTGGCAAATTGTCCAAGTTTCCAAATAGCTACTGCTTGTCTTAAAGTCCAACCAATCCAGAATGCAAAAATAGCAACCAATAAGTAGTCCATAAGTTTTCCCTTACTTGAATTGACATTGTGCCATAATCTCAGTCAATGCTGCCATTATATTTAGTTCTTGGTCAGCCACGAATGCTGCTTTATACTGATAGTCAGCCAAGAACAAAATTAGCTGTGGAATACTAGTAGGTTGGACAGATGTATTAGCATGCTCATAGAATTGTCTAAACAACGTAGCAGCATCAGCATCAGAGTTTTTAGCGACCCAAGAACGAACACCAGAAAAGTCTTTGTCTTTCATCAGCTTCATAAGACTTTTAAAAGATTCTTCTGACATGTTGACAAGAATACCAGAGTCGATCTTACCACTAACGGAATATCTCTGAAGTTCGTTTAGGATGCGACGATAGTCTGGAAAGTGTTTGGTGATAAGTTCTGCTACAACTTTAGAATCAAACTCAATACCTTCTGCAGTCAGAATATCTACAGCACGACGATAGAATGAAGCAGCGATCTTAGGTTTATTAGAAACATCAATCTTAAAGTCGATGTTAGCGCAACGACTACGAAGTGGTTCAAGAATCTTGTTTTTGAAATTACATGTAAAGATAAATCTACAGTTAGCAGAAAAGTCTTCCATGAATGCACGAAGGGCAGGTTGCACTGACTCAGCATTCATATAGTCTGCCTCATCAATAATAACAACCTTTTTTGCATCAGTAAGAGAAACAGTTGATGCAAAAGAAGTGATTAGAGTTCGGAGAGTTTCGATCTTACGACCTTCATCCGATCCGTTAATTACTAGAAACTCTGCACCAATTTCATTGCACAGTGCTTTAGCTACTGTTGTTTTACCAACACCAGCAGTACCAGAAAGCAAGAAGTGGGGTAGTTCTCCTTGTGCCACATATTGTTTAAATACTTGCTTTACACTTTCTGGTAGCACACAGTCATCGATAGTTTTTGGGCGATACTTTTCTACCCAAAGAAATTGGTCATCACGTGATTCAATCATTTTCATTCCTCAAAAAATTGTAGTAATGTAGATGTTACTTCTGGCTTTGGTCGTTTCACAGTTGGTCCATTAGAGATCTTACCTTCAGTAATATCCCAACCTTCGATGCACATATTTCTTACATCATTTGAGTGTCTGGCTTTTGCTTTACTTTCTAAATAAAAGTCAGCGATCCACTCCCACCTATGATGGAAGTCGCACCATACCATTTTCTTAATCTGTCTACCTTCCTCTACATTTGTAGTGTAAAGTTCAACAGCAGGCAGAACCTCCCTAAAAACTCTAGGGAATGCTACATCACTTCGTTTTGTCATAATATACCCATAATAAACAAAAGGGAACAAGTCCCCTATGATTTAAAACTCAAAAGTAGAGTCAGCTTCAACTGCTACATAATAAACCAAATCACTGGCTGTTGATTTAAAACGAGAGATTTTCTTACTAGAGATACTAACATCGTAGTCTCCAGGAAGCATTTTTAGGTTTTCAACTTTCAAGTTGACTTTGAATGTCTTGTCAGTCGCTCCAACTGGTTCGCTAAAAGAATTACCAGTGGCATTCTTTTTATCACCAACAACTGCAGTGATAGTCTTACCATCACCTACGATGGAAACATCTGGACTACGTAGCACAGAAGCAGTCTTTTGAATCATGTTCAACATTTGAGAGGTAATATTGAAATTCACCTCAGCTTCTGGGAATGTGATTGCTTTTTGGGGTGCAGTGAGGACAGATGCGTCTGCAGCGAAGAATTTAATCTTCATACTACCCTGACTAATACTGACAAATTTATCTTGGAATTCTAACTCTGGATCTTCAAACAGAGACATAGCACCAAGAAATTCGTTTAGATCATAGATACCAAAGTCAGGGAATGTTTCGCTAACAGTGGCATCAGACATTACGTTTTTCTGTGCGCTAATGGTTGAGAGTTTGTTGCCAGATTTAAGTAGCAAGTTGGAATTGATTCCAGCAAAATTCTTAAAAAGTGCAACAGTTTCTTTACTAAGTTTCATTATTTCTCCTTATCAAATGAATACATACTATGTATAATAATTATGCCTGAAAAATAGGATTTAGACAAATTATTTTTAAGAATTTAATACTTTTGCACATGCGTTCATCACGGAAGCGATTCGCCCAATATCACGCAATTGTCCAACAGTATAACCCATCTTCTTCAATCCATCGTAGTGCGCCTTCACACAGAAGTGGCACTTTCCGACGATAGATGCAGCAAGAGAGTAGGCTTCGAATCTCTCTTTGGTAGTTCCACCAGCGTCTGCAATAGCGTTCATACGCAACCCTGCAGGCAACCCTTTTAGGTTAGCATCATCAGCCATCTCAACATAGGGATACCATACGTTGTTTTGTGCCATTAAACTTGCAGCAGTCATTGCAGCACTTGCTTCAACAGGATTATCTGCGAGCATAACGCTCAACAGTTTACCATTACCAGTTGCAGCCAATGCAGCCACGGCACAACCCATAGCTGTATCGACATCAAGAGAACTACGCAAAAGGACAGCTTCCAAGTTTAGCTTGGTGTCTTTTGCGTAGTCTGGTAATGCTGTTTTCACTGAATCAATGAAACTCATTTTGTTTGTTCTCCAATAACTTTATATCCTCGCCCTGTTGGGTGGATACCATCAGCACTCATATGGTTTTCAGGTCTTGGAAGAACTACGTCTCCATATTCCTTGGCAATACGATCGATAGCATCCTGAGCAATAGGTTTTCTTATTGCTCCAGGACTAATCCAAAAGACACGATCCGCCTTCACAGCAGATCGCATTTTTCTTAGTTCGTGTTCAGTCTTAACACCAGCATGATCATTAGCTCCAAGACTAATAATAAGGGTCTTTGGAGTACGAGTAGAAGCAACTGACAAATAATCTTTGTTCCATTGCCAACTGTTCCAGCCACCACGAGAATAACTAACACATTCTGGTCTAGCTGTTGCTACACCAACTGCGATGCTATCACCAACGATCATACATTCTAGCATTACAGGGTTTCTCCACCAACAGTACGATTACATGCGCACAACTCACCAGTCTGAAGTGCGTCGAGGATACGCAAGGTTTCTTCTGGGCTACGACCAACGTTCAAGTTGTTAACAGTAACGTGTTGAATAACGTTTTCTGGATCAACAATGAAGGTGGCACGAAGTGCTGCACCAGCAGGATTGTAGAAAACACCAAGCTGGTCGATCAGGGATGTATCCCAATTGCGCTGAGTGTCAGCAAACTGAATGTGTTTGATCTTAGCCAGATCAGGATGGGCTTTCTGCCATGCCAGCTTACAGAACTCATTGTCGGTAGAACCAGTCAGCAAAACTGCGTCACGATCTGCAAAGTCTTGAAAGAGTTTGTCGTAAGCAACAATCTCAGTAGGACATACAAATGTAAAGTCTTTAGGGTAGTAAACAATAATCTTCCACTTACCTTCAAAAGACTTTTCTGTAATATCAAAGAACTGGTCGCTTCCTGGGTTTACGCCAGTAACAACAAACTTCTCAATTTTATCTCCAACTGTCAACATATTTTTTTCCTTTTAAATTATTTTCCAATCATGAGTCCAGTCATGTTGCTGGGAACAACAATTGTCTGAACCTTACCATTCTTAATACCTTCAGAGATATTCAAAGATGCTTGCGCATTCATAAATGCGATAGAACTAGCAGAGTTATTTGCTAGAGCAGCCATACGCTCTGCTTCTTTCTTGGCGGTCTGCACTTCAACTTCTTTTTGCTTGTATTCGTTCTTGGCACGAACAAGAGCATTAGCAGATTCAACAACGCTATCAGCAGGAACAACGTTACGAATCAGCACTTGAGAGATGGTGATAGTACCATCAAGTTTTTCTTCAGCAAGATTGCGGGTGATTTCCTCACGAATCTGGTTTTCCATATTCTCACGATTGTCTGCCATGTCAAGTGCTTCATACTTGCGTGCTGCTTTGTAGATGGCATTACGTGCGTTCTGAACGATGTAGTTATACATCACATACGTGTCACCCTTAAAGTCGGCGTGGAAACTACGATTCTTGGTGCTGTACAACTCAGCAACTTGCTGGGGGTTGATGTTATAAACAACCACAGCATCCAAGTCTTTCATAGTGCTGTTGTCTTTAGCAACTGGGGTTATGTCATTCAAGACAACGTTAACATCCTTAACAGGGAATGTAAGAACATCACCAATCAGTGTTTGATTGAACGTTCCAGGCAGCAACTCTCCAGGTTTAACTTGTTTGTCGAAACCGACACGCACACCAACTTCACCAGTTTCAATACGAGTACAACCAGTGGCGAAAACAGCCAACATAGCAATAGCAATAACGCTTTTCTTC